CATTGCTGATTAAGTGAGCCGTACTTCCCATTAACGTCTGAATATTTCCGCTCAAAGTCGTCTGCACGACTCTTCACAGAATCAAGTCCGTAAGCCTTGGTGTAAAGATCGCGGAGCTTATCCTCATTTTCTTTCGAAGTAATCGACGGGCGAACCCACTCATCAAACTCGTGTTCGTCGTCTTTCACCTTAAAGGAATAATTCGGTTGATACTCGGGCTCTTCACTCGCGGGCTCAGGGCTTTCGACTCCCGAATCCGTATCCAAAACTTCTGGGCTATCAAACTCGTCCATAAATTCTCCTAGCCTTGCGGGCTTTGCATTGGCGCTTGCTGAGGCGCTGGTTGTTGCTGTTGTTGGTTCATCTTACCAATGTCCGCTTGCGCGGCAAGGGGAAGGTTATTGAGTTGCTCGACGTTGGTTCCCTGCGAAGCGAGCTTTTTGATCAGCCAGTCCATCGACTCATAAGGCACGCGCGCCCTTGATTGCTTCCCATCAGCCGTTTGGACATAGTAGTCCACGGTGATCAAGCCGCCACCCGAGGGGAGGAAACCCGACGTAGCTTGCGCTGCATCCTGTTGCTGTTGCTGCAGGAACTGTTCGTGAGCTGTCAGTCTGTCATTGTATGCGTTCTGAATTTGTTGGCTCAAGAGAGGAAAATCCGCCGAATTCATGCGGGTTTGCAGGCGTTCGATCATATAGTCGTGATCACACTTGTCAAAGAAGAACGGAATCTCGCCACGGTCCAGACTCAGTATCACTGCATCCGCCGTATCGCTCTTGGTTGTCATGTCTTTGAACATTTGTTCGTCGTTAATGAACGGAAATTGACGGATAACGTGCGCGATTGCATCTGGCGGCAGCGAGCTACCCGCATATTGCATGACCTGCGAAAGTTGAATCGACCTGCCCATCGTCGATGAAAAGTCATCGGTTCTTGGCTCAATTTTGATCGAATAGTTATTCGGATTCGTGTTTCGAAACTCAGGAATATTTACTGTTTCGCTCTTTCCAACGATCGGAATGACTTCGTCGTCGGGCATGTATCGCCGCGATAGTTTCAAGCTGTAGTCGATGATATCAAGAATATGTTTCTCGATCTTCTCGCCATAAAGTGAAAACTTCATCTTATCGCGCACGCTTCGAAACAGCATTGCCATTGCATCGTTTTGCCCGCTCGTTATCTTGTCTTCATCTTGCTCCGGGACTTGAGCAATTCTGTACATCTCAGCAATTTGACTCTGCATATATTCCGTGTATTGCTCACCAGACCGGCCAGGAATGATTGTTGGCATGTTTGCCGACGCATACGAAAGACCCTTCAAACCGTTGCCCACACTGGACGTTGACAACTTGCTTCCCGCTTGGTAAACAACGGTCGACGCGCCCAACACAAGGCTTTCAGTGATAATCGCGGCGGCGCACCTATTGATTTCAATTTGGAAGGGTTTTATTTGGCGGATAACAGAATAACCCCGAGGATTCTCTGGGCTTTCGTCATAAATAGAGTTGAATATAGGAAATCCATCAGGCAACTCACCCTTTTCTAAAACACCATGATCTGTGCCGAAATAAAAGTATCCTTTTGGGTACTCGCGGCACGGCTTAAAATAATACTCACGGAGCTGAACGTATTCGCCGGAATCATGATACATGCCTGTAAATCCATCGAACCAATCCGTGTCATTCGCATCACCGCTCTGCTTTATTATCTGCCACTTCTCCTCGTCACCCGCATATTTTTCCTGCAGTACGCGAGTCGGTAGGTTCTTTCGGATGCAAACCCATTTACATGTAGCCCATGAGTCACTATCGGGATCGGTCAGCAAATTATAGGGAGGTATTCGCTCGTAGATTAAGGCGTGCTTAAAAACTGGTTCTTCACCCTCGTAGTGCGAAAAGTCACCGCCGTTCGGGTCATGGAATACTTTTGTCCAGGATTCCCCGCAAACAACAAAATCATGAATCATCTTGGCGTAAAACGAAGTCAAAGAATGTTTGTGCAGTAGATAGTCGTAGACGCTCGCATTCAGCTCGGCACTCTTTTGATCGCTCAACTCCTTGGGGTTTTTTGGGAAAACACTCCCCCCAGGAGCACGGTTTTGGATCGTATTTCTGATAAACTTCGTGATGTTTTGAATATGATTCTTAGTGATGCGAATCGTGCGTTGCTGCTGAGCTGTGTTATTGAGCCCAGTTCTATTTCCCGTGAATCTATCTTGCTTTGGGTGATGATTGCCGATATCTAAAAGAATATTTGTTCTTATTTCCGCGAAGTGAGCGTTTAAACTACGCTCTGCATCGGTATAAAGTACGTTCAGTTCTTTCTTAGATTTTCCCATAAGGCATCCTCATAAATTCCTCGTACCGCAGCGGATCATCAATCATCAGGTTCTGTAGACGAAGCTCGTTGAGATCATCATCGCTATTGAGTGTTCTCTCTAGCTCAATTCGCTTGTCCTGTTCAGTCATTGTTGGTTGTCCAGCTTGCGGCGAGACTTCGAAGAATTTAAGGCTCAGGTCGCCTAGTTGGAATTCACTTATACCCGCATTTTTGCAGGTCTTAATGATGGTTGCAATGTCTTTCGGTGAGAGTGTCACGGCAAGTCCTTAAATAGATTGTAGACCTCTTCGATATCTTGAAGAAGCTCGTCGTGAAGCTGAATCATCGGATCGCCCGTCCTATCCAATCCCTTATAGAAAGCCATTCGGGGGTCGATTGCCTCTCTTGATTCAGTCTGTTTTGGTCTGATGATCGGGGTAGTCCTGAGAGGGCATAGGCTCAGAGCGTAACGGAGTGCGTCGGCCAAGTCGTCTCTGCGTTTTCTCTTGTTAGTGTCCGTGCCTATGCTTTGGAGTTCTTGTATCAGGAAGTCGTTATCGCCAATCCCGTCCCCAACAAGGACTTTGAGCTGATTATCCCTGATAACCATGTTCAGCAGATTGATACCTATCTCGTGACTTTTCTCGGCCTTGTTGACAACCAAACCCTCGCGGCCTGCAAACTCAAAGAAATCGGTCGCCGCCCAATCCGCGTAACATATATACTCCAAGCCTTCCGTGAGAATCTTCATTTGCATCACAAGGTCTGCTTGAGTCATACGCTGCTTTTTACTGGACCAACTCTTGACGACTCGCACGTTTATATACTCGGGACAGACTGCACAGACCACTATCGCTGAACTATGACCCCACTCGCCGCCAGCTCCAAAGTCGACCCCAACATAATATGTCCAACCCTTGAGAGCCGTGACGCCCACTGGCTCAGTGTTTTTGTCATAAACCCAGTCAGGATGGAGTAGACCAGAGGTTTTGATAAACCTGCCAAAAATACGCCTCTGTATTTCTGCCGGGTTACGATATTTGGGGATTAGCTCGTTCTCGATATAGTCTCTCGTCCATACCTTGCTTGGCGTGCCGTCACAATATTTCAGACAATCGAACGCTGAAACCTGCCGTTTCCACGCATTTTTGAACGTCTCTTCCTCGAGTCCCTGCATTTCCATGCACTGATACAGGTAAAGTTGGCCGAGAGTCGCAGTGAAGCACATGCTCACATAACCAGACCCGATAGCTTGACGTGCCTGGGTCCGTACCATCAATTCATCGTAGTGCGCTTCTGGTGTTTCCTCATCGAGAAACACCGCATCAGCGGTCGACGCTTGCAAAGAACTAGGAGATTGGGAGTAATTCCTGAAAAATAATGTCACTCCGCTATTAAACTTCACGGATTCTATGTATTTTTTATCGTAATTCGCTTTCCAGCCATATCTTGGATCATCAATCATCGCACCGCGACTCATATACATCTTGACCCATTTCTCATGCCATTCCTGAGTAGCTAGCTTGTTCTCTGGGTATAGATACAAAAATGACTTAGGATTCAAATTAGGAAAGTAATACGGCCAGAGATCTTGACGGCACGCCTGATTTATGCAGCGAAGGATCTGTATCGAGCTTTTTCCAATTTGGTTCGCAGCCGTGAGAAAAGCGAGGAGCTTTCGATTTGTGAGAAAATCCCTCTGCCACTCATATAGCTTATGAGCATTGCAAGCCTGGAAGTCGCTCTTGACATAGAACGGCAAATGCTCTTGGTAATACTCTTGAGCCTGCTTTAGTTTATCTAAATTACTGGTCGCCACGGCTTATCGCCTCGATTCTCATAATTTCCCCTTCGATTCTGGCTGGGTCGAGGTTAATCGGATCGACGCTAGCAGTAACCTGCCTCTGAACAGCTTGGCCGAATTTGCGGTCGAGCAGAATTTGAATGGTCTTATGCAGCATTGTGGCGGCCTTTAAGTCAAGCCGTCCTTCTCCATTCGTGATCGGAATGCTGGCAATTTCCCAAAGACGCGCACTCATTGCCGTGAGCAAGGCATCTTGGTCTTCGAGATAAGTCCCGATCTTTCTCGTGTAAAAAACGCACTTTGCATTGTTCTGGGTTCGCCGTCGCCAAACGTCATAGCCGCAAAGCCCATCAATAATGCTCTCTGTCCGAATCACTTTGTCGATCAGGGCAACGGATGGATCAAGAATCCTTGAGAGTAGAGAATTGTACCGAATCCGAAGCCGCCAATCTAAAGAATCGGGAAGCGCCTCTTTGATCAAATCGGAATCGCTCATGAGTGTGAGATCGCTTTGCATCGCCTGATACAAAACTTTCGGAATTAACTTTCGAAGGGGAGCTTCCCACTTCTCGAGCTTTTGCTCCTCATCATCATCATCAATCAATTTTCATCTCCTTTACGCACTCAATCCGCGAAGGCAAAGGAATATTGGAAGCACTGACTTCCTTTCTTCCCTTGATGACTCCACGCTTTACCATATCGAGAGCATTCTCCCGACTGTCCGATCTTACCGCTCCCGTAAATTCCTCGACCAACTCCCAACGAAAACAATACTCCCGAATCTTCTCATCAGGATGTTTCGCCCGATGGTGAGCTTTGCAAAGTCGACGAAACCAAACCGGCTCCGTGCAACTCGCGTGAACACAGCTAGTCCGTGATATGTCCACTTTCCCTCCAATCTTGTTTGGTCATGAGTTTATAGATTGCCTTGCAGACGCCGTAGGCCAACTCTTCCCACGTCTTAACCCGCTCGACGCAATGGTAGATGCGAAGTTCATATAGAAGATCTTCGGAACGCGAGAGTGTGAAAGGCACTCCCATGTATTCGAGAGTGAAAAGGGCACGGTTGGTGTATTTTGTGTAGTGGGGAGCTGCGTGCTTGCGGATGCCACGGCGATGGTAGACGTTCTCATCAATCCATACGTCGAGCTGATAATCAACTGCGGTTTTATCTGACATGGCTATCCTCGTTTTTTTGAGGATAGCTTCGAAGGATCAGCTATGTCTATCGCGTTTCTGAATGAGGCGCTCGAGATCACGGCCAAGAATGGTGAGCATAAATTTAGGCATTCCGCGCCGTTGAGGGAAAAGCTCTCTCGGAGTCAGAGCTACTTGAATCCCCTCGCGCTTTATAATGTTTCTGAGGTGAGATGTGTCCTTGCCGTAAATCCTCGAAGCATCGTGAAGAGTATACTGTTGGTCTAATTGCAAAGCCATGCGATCCACCCAAAGTAAATCAGCCACATGAATAGGAGAGTACCAATCATGAGGTACTGAACGTCTTTTGAAATCATCGAATGAATCTCTCGATCTGAGAGAAATTCTTTTTCCATAGGTCCAGCAAAATTCGAGCGTGACGAGCCTCGGCTGAAATGTTGAACTGAGATTTTCCAGGCTCAGACAAAAGCTCGAGATTCTGGTGAATCATCGCCAACCCTCGATACGTTTTCCCCGATGGAGTCGCAGGAACATAAACAGGTTCCGCACGACCGATTGACTCTGCCATGAACTGGCCTACGTCCCCTACGCTTTCTTCTTTGCCAAACCAACGCATGAATGTCTCCTTAAGCACAAGTGAAATCAGCTTGTAGCCGAAGATATTTGGGAACGCAAGCGCCAAAGGTATGGTGTCAAAGGGATTGGTGTTTTTCAGACCGTAGGGCTGGCTCTATAGCTGGGCAGCAGCTCCTCGCAGAAGTTTTGAATAGCGGAAGGTAGGAAGCAAAGGCTACCGCGCTCCGCTTGCTTGGGTTGAAAGAAAGCGAAGACGAGAGTTTGAAAGGGTGAGTTTGGAAGTTTGAGTTTGAAAAAAGTTTGAAGGTTTGAGTCTGAAAGTTTGAGTTTGAAAGTTTGGAAAGAAAAAAGTTTGGAAAGAAAAAAGTTTGGAAAAAGTTTGGAAAGAAAAAATGAGGAGAGAGGGACGGTTCGAGCTAACGAAGGGGGGACTCCACCCCTCCCCATCAACTTGACTATGATTGCGGGGATATTCTGTGAAGGGGCGGGGGAATGGCGGGGACGACTGGCCAGACTTGACTGAGGTTGCGGATGATCGTAAGCCTTTGATATCACATGCGCTTAATGGTTCGAACTAGGCTAGGCCACGCTTGCAAGCCTGCGTCATGTTCGTATCATATTGATATGATTGGAATATGTAGCGATTGGGTTAAGTTAAGGTTCCTTAGCTTAACAACTTTTGGGCAGTGTAACATGCTGATATCATTAGACCAGCTAAATAGTACCTACATTGTGGCGCGTCTGTGTTGCTGTGTGTCCGTGTGTTTGGCTGTGCGTCAATTGGATGCAATACCGCGCAATTTCGTTGCTCGCTTGTCGGTTATGGCGAGCGCATAACGACGTTCCCTTTTCCCCTATTGCTTGCTTGCTTGCTTGCCTGCCTCTCTTGCCTGCCTGCTTGCCTACTTCCCTA